GACAAACTTCCCAGTAATAAAAGTCTGTTTCATAATGACCCTGACAGGGGAGTGGCTATCGGGAACCTGCCGTCGCAACTCATAGCCAACTTTCTGGCGTCTGTATATGATTATTTCGTGATGGAAATATTGGGATTCATGTATTATGTACGCTTTGTTGATGACTTTTGTATCGTGGTGAAATCTCCGGAAGAAATATTGTCCAAAGTCCATCTTCTTGATGGCTTCCTGAAAGAACAACTCCTTTTACGGTTGCATCCACGCAAACTGTATCTTCAGCATTATAAAAAAGGAGTCTTGTTTGTAGGGGCGTTCATTTTGCCTGATAGAATTTATGTATCTAACAGGGTGGTTGGTAACACATATAACGCTGTCAGGAAATTTAATAGAATAGCTGAAAGCGGGTTTGCTGAAGCCCATGTTGAGAAGTTTGTGAGTACAATGAACTCTTATTATGGCCTGATGAAACACTTTGCAACGTACAATATCCGCCGTAGAATTGCAGCGATGTTACTTCCTGAATGGTGGGAATATGTTTATATCGAAGGACATTTTGAAAAGTTTGTATTGAAGAATAAATATAACCATAGAAAACAACTAATTAAACATATCAAAAAACATGGATCAAAAAAATATCTTACCGCGTGGGATTGCTAAGCCTATCGAGCAACAGCCGGACGGAACCTGGATTGTACGTCATCACTTCCGGGTGGTTGGTACCAGTGAGAATGGTGAAGAACTTGTAACTTTTGCCAGTTCGGAATATCCCGAGAAACCTACCTTGCAACAGATTCAAAGAAGTATTGACCGTTATCGGGTGTGTCTTACAATGTATGGAGATACAATTTCAGACGAAATAGAAAAGGTTGATCTTTCCGTGTATATGTTTACGGATTAATAGTTCAATCTGTTGGTTGTTTTAGGGGTGCTTTTCAAGCATCCCTTTTTTATTTATGGAAAAAGTGAAAATTATAATGCGTTGTTTTATAGATATTTATCATAGAATTGATTTCCAAGATTTTCTATTTTTGTAAAACTCGTAATTATACTCAATACATTTGTCTCATACAGAATATTTTATTAACAATTAAACGCTATGAGTATGGGTATAAAAGTATTGTATGATTGGATTTTGCAATCTAACCGGCCTGCACATGTTAAGGCAGGGATGTTCGTCTTTCTTATGATGTTTGCTTTCTGTTTCCTTCTGTTAAGTATTACTTTCTGCAAATCAGCTATTGTCTCCTTAGTGACAACTACCATTGCTGCATTAGTGGTTGAGTATATTCAAAGGAAATGTGGCTTTGTTTTTGATTGGCTTGATGCATTGGCTACCGTCTTATTGCCAGGGCTGATTACTGTGTTTTCAACATTTATAGCTTCAATTTTATAAAATAGGATTATGAGATGGTTGTATGAGCTATTTAATGTAGACCAGATACGAATAATTTTCGTTTCGATGTTCAGCTCTCTTCTTGCTTATTTAACACCGACTAAAGGTTTCCTTATAGCATTAGTTGTAATGTTTGGGTTTAATATTTGGTGTGGAATGAGGGCTGACGGCGTTTCGATTATACGTTGTAAAAACTTCAAATGGAGTAAGTTTAAGAATGCCCTTGTCGAACTTCTTCTTTATCTTATAATCATAGAGGTTGTTTTCTCCTTTATGACCTTGATAGGAGACGGTGAGAACTCTTTGTTAGTCATCAAGACTATTACGTATGTATTCTCCTATGTGTATCTTCAGAATGCGTTTAAGAACCTGATAATTGCTTATCCTAAAAACAGGGCGTTCCGTATTATTTATCATGTGATACGCTTTGAGTTTAAAAGGGCTACGCCTACACACGTACAGGGAATAATAGATAGAATCGAGAATGAATTAGATAAAGAAGAAAAAATATGAAAGTCTTGATTGATAACGGCCACGGTGAAAACACTCCGGGCAAACGTTCACCGGATGGAAGATTAAGAGAGTGGGCGTATTCACGTGAAATAGCCGATAAGGTAGTGTTCGGATTACGCAAACTGGGAATTGATGCAGAACGCATTGTGAATGAAGATACGGACGTTCCTTTGTCTGAACGGTGCCGACGGGCAAATGCTATTTACAGTGCAACAGGGAAGAAGGCTATCCTTGTCTCTATTCATTGTAACGCTGCCGGTTCCGGTGATAGTTGGATGAAAGCAAAAGGATGGAGCGTATTTGTGTCGAACAATGCGTCAGGTAACAGCAAGAAGTTGGCTGACTGCCTGGCTCAAGCAGCAGAATGTATTCCTGTATCTGTTCGTAAACCTATGCCTGGGCAATTATATTGGCAGCAGAACCTTGCTATTTGCCGGGATTCTAATTGTCCGGCCATTCTGACTGAAAACTTCTTCCAGGATAACAAGGATGATGTAGAATACCTTTTGTCTCGTGAGGGTAAAGATGCAGTTGCCCGGATACACATCGAGGGAGTCGCTAAATATTTGGGATTATGAAAGCCTTGATTTATATAACCATATTCCTGATGTCGGGGATATGGTTATCGTCCTGCAAAACTTCTCGCAATATTGATATACAGAAGCAGGTTGACTATTCCGGCGAATTTCAGTATCTCCGAAAAGTAATGGAAGAGTTACGTTTAGGTTTAAGCAAGCAAACGAAGATAGTGAATGACCGGTTAAGTGATTTGAAGATTGAGAATACGACTGTATTTCTTTCAGCACCGGATTCAACTGGGAAGCAGCATATAATTAAAGAGAGCACTACCACCGTTTCCAAACAGGAGAAGGAAAGGACGGAAGTAGATGAAACATTGTCTATAACCTTACAACAGTTCTCTAACCGACTTGATACTATAAGTAATAAGGTGAATGCTTTACTAAATCAAAGAGAGAAGGTTATTGAGCTATCATGGTGGGAGCTTCATAAAGATAAGATTTATATTGGAGTAATTCTATTGGGCATTATCAATTGGATAATATATAGGTTAAAAATGAAGTAATGTAGCCTTCTCAAGTAGATATTTAGGCAAAATTACAAGTGTATTGATATTTGATAACTCATTTGTGTCAACAATATATCAATATTAATGATGATTACGAAGTTATTGTGTTAAAAATGTATTAACATTATGTCGGTAACAAGATGAATATATCATTCATTTATTGAGATAAATTCGTTGTGTATATCCTTGATTAACATCATTTTAGCACAATTTCAGTTCATCAATCAATCAATCAATCATCCACACATATAAGTTTTATACAAAATTTCCTTGAAAAATGAAATTTGTTTCTTTAAAATTAAATGTTTAGCTTTGTCGCAACGTAGCGATAAAGCTAAAAAAATAAATATTAATATAAGCCTGGTGCAAAAACAAATCATTGATTTGAAACGTTTAATGTATCATACCCAAGAGAAAAGAAGATTCAGGTTATCAGGACCTGCTATTTGTAGTAGGAATGATGCTTGGTTAGGTAGTGGTTACTATTTTTGGGATGAAGAAACTGATGCTGTATCGTGGGGATATAATTCCAAAAAGCGCACAGGTGCTTTTGAAATATATAAAGCAAACATTGAAACTGATAATTTTCTGAATACTGTTTTTAATGAAGAACATTATAATTTTTATCGTTCACAAATAGACAAGGTTGGAGAACGTATTTGGAAAAAGACAGGTATCAAAGCAACAGTGGAAGATGTTTGTGAGTATATAAATGAGAAAGCTAAGTGGACAGAGGAATTAGATGGGATAATCTTTCAAGATTTACCCACAGGGGATTCTATTTTGATAAATAAATATCCTTATAGAAAAAGAATTCAGGCAGTAGTTTATAAATTGTCCTGTATAACTGATTTTATATTTAAGGATGAGTATAATGCTAACTAAAGAACAATGTTATTATGTTAGACTTGAATAAGTTAGAGCAGAAGCTTGATAAAGCTCTTGAAAATGAGACTACAGAAAGCTTGACTGATTGGATTATGAAAAGAAAGGCAAAAGCGTTATCCAATTTTGTCGGTGAAATCTGTAATTATACACAAATGGAAATTGTATCTTCTGAATTTTCCGTAAAAGTAATTGAAAATAAGGAAAGATATAATAGCAATATGCATAACCATATTTCTTTAACTGAAGATTTATTAAACGCATCATAATGGAAGTCAATACTCAACCAAAACTCTCTTTTCATGGCGTCGATATTGTAAATGTCACATTTGAGGCCAAAGCTCCTAGAGGGAGGCAAATGGATGTCGAGATAGAATGCGAGCCTACTGTTTTTCTTAATAAGAAAAAAAGAGATACTTTTAGTATTGTAATGGAAGTTACTGTTTCCAATGAGAATTATTTTTTATTATCATTGCGTGCTATAGGTAAATTTAAACTTAGTGAGGATATAACAGAGGATATTAAAGCGAAATTTCTGACAGCTAATGCACCTGCAATTATGTTCCCTTATATACGTTCCTTTATTACAACTTTTACTGCAAATTTAGGGAATGTAGTAGGGACTTTAACAATACCGCCACAGTTTTTTAAAGGAGATATTCCTATAATAACACCTGATGAATAGGATTGGAAATGCAAATAAATTTATATACAATTAGAAGAGGTAGCCCAATAAGCTACCTCTTAGTTTTGTAATCCTTCCAATCAACAACACACGAATCAACAAACTCTCAAGAAGGGTTACATAAGATAGTACTAATATATAAGTGAAAAGTTCGAT